AACTTTACTGTACGTAGGATATGTATTTCTTATCTGCCATGCAGCTGCCTCGTCTATGGCTTCATCAAAAGTTTTTACTTTACCTGTGAATGTATTGACTCTATCAAATTTTCTACCTGTTATCTCTTGTGTCCACTTTGCGATATCATCTACATTTTTATACATAGAACGCATCTGTGACTTTACATATTCATGACCATACCATTTCCACAGGTTATCACCTCCAGCATAAATCCTCGTTGCTGTTTTGATCATTCGTGATTCTGCTAATCGTGCCAACAAACTATCTAAATTTTTTACTTTAGCTCCTGCACGTATATCTTTTAACACCGCTTGTAATTCTGATGCTACGATGTTTTCATCAATTACACCAAGACGTATTTTGTTTTCTAAGTTGTCTATAAATTTTTTCTCATCAATTAATTTACCAGCACCAAATATATCATCCATTACCATTTTAATTGACTCTGTAACAGATGCTCTACCACCTATGTGTCCGTTAGCTAGTGGAAACATACTAGCGGATGTTACGTTTCTAACCTGTGTTGCAGGGGAAAGAACTGTTTTACCAAACTGTGTAGCTACCTTAAATTGTAATATATTTCTGTAAGCACCACTTCGTAACCATGAATCGTATTTACCTGGGGCACCTTTTAATGCAGCTGCCATATCTTTCGTTGCGTATAGTTTTGATATATTGCTTTTTAATATACCAAGATTTGCCAACTCTCCTATTTTTACAGCATCCATAGAATTTGCAGCGATCGCATCTGCTTCTGATTTATACAACCAGCCTTCATCTAAACCAGTTTTAGCTAATTTATCTAAAGTTAGTTTATTTGTAGCCTGTGTTATTGCATGTGATGTTGTTTGTAACACAGCTGATTTTAGATTGTTTTCTTCACCTAATAATTTTTTAATTGCATCAGGCAACTCCTCACCTGTTTTAATTAATTTATCAGATCGTAATTGATTTTTAGATACATTCTGTAATAATTTTAATGGGTCTACACCATCTTGTTTTGTATTTGTTAATATCTTGTGCACTAGCGACTCAGCATAAGCAGACTCTGATTGTGCTTTTGTCATCTTACCTGTTTTTAAAGTTAGTGCAGATTCACGTAAATCTTTATTTTTCTTTACTACATTTTCTAATATCCATTTAGCTGCCCCTTGTTTTATTTTTTCATCTGGCATGTACTCTGGATTTGTAAACACAGAGAAAGATTTTCTCATGTATGTTTTTAAATTATTAAGTATGAATTTTTTAAGATCGCCCTCTGGTAATAGATTACCAAATACATCTTTTGTTTTTATTATTTCTTTTTGTAAATTTTGTGCAGATCCCTGTAATATTTTTGGTAGTTCAGATAATTTAGCTTGACCTTTTAGATATGAAAGCACCTGGTCTAGATAATAATCTTTACTAGCTGGTGATGTTGTTAGTGTATTGTATTGTCCCTCAAAAGACTTTGCTAAGTTATATGATTTTTTTTCAATAGACTCTAAATATTTTTCTATTGTTCTTGCTCTACCTTTTATAAATCGTTTAGCATCTGATGATAATTGAAAGCCAAGTCCTGTGTATTTACCCACAGATCTAAAACCTGATAAAAAATTATCTATCTTTTTTAGTCTTCGTTGTAATGGATTACTGCTTTCAACAGAAAACAATCTCCATTTTTCAAACGCTGGTAGTTGTTTTTTAGGATTACCTGTTATGGCTGTTGCTAAAGATTTATCTATAACATAGCTACTTGCATTTCTAAGTGCTTTACCTGCAGCTGTTGATCCTGGTATGTTTGCTGCAAGATAAGTTACAGGTCTGACAGCAAGAGTATCAATACCTCTCAATGCATAACCTGCTGGTTTAAACAAACCATACTTTGCACCAACGGTTGCAATTCTTGCTAATGGTCCACCCATGAGTGCAAAACCACCTCCTATCAATGCACCTTCTGCACCAAACCTTAATTTGTTTTTAAATCTTGCAAGTGCTAGATCTCTACCCTGTAATCCCTCTTCGTTTTCAGCATCCAAAATCATTGGGTCTTGTGTTTTGGATCTTGCACCTGAAGTTATAAAATCTGTGGCTGCAAAAGCTGTTGACATATAACCAACTCTTTTTGCTGTGTTTACTAGTTTAGAACCCTGCCCTGTTAAATCTGCTGCTTTTTTTGCATCAATTGCTTTTTTTGATTTAAATAATTTTTTAGCTCTGTTCATTACTTTGAACACAGCACCACCTGGTATACCATATTCAATAAGAACTTTATTTACTGTCCCTAATAAAGTTTCTGGATCAGCTATTTTATTTTCCTCGTATGCTTTATCTAAAGCCTCTGTAAGATTAGTATCAACTGCCATATCAATACCAGTTGTTAAAAGATCGCCAATCGAATAACCTATATTCTGTGCAGCACCAAACACAGATTTTTCCATGTCTTCAAAAAAATCTATGTAATCTTTTTCTTGTGGTTTTTTTCTACCTTTAACTATATCTGTTGCCCTTGGTAGAGTATTATCAATTAGTGATGCTATATTATATTGTTGAAGAGGGGTATTACTTAAACTAACTCCAAAATTTAATAAACCATCCCAAGTAAATTTTACAGGTTTTTTTTGAACTGTTAACGGTTTTTTAATTGCTGATGATAAAGTGTCTTTTACAGTTTCAGTATCTAAGATTATTTTTTTATCCTTAAAGGGTTCCATCTACGCCCCCTGTGGTAATGTCAAATTTACGTCGTATTGTTGATTAAAACCAGCTATGTCTTCTGGTGTTTGTATGTTTGCAAAATCTATCAGAGCCTGCTTACTGTTGGCCAATAATTGAACGATATCGTTTGATATCTCCTGTGGTAATCTTGCTCTAAGTTCTGTGTAAGATAATTCCTGTACCTCACCGGTATCTTGCTTTTGTTCTGCCACTTCCTCCATCATTTTAGGTCCTGTCCCAAGTTTTAATCCAACTCTACCACCTTTAGAAAAATAATATTTTTCACGTAATTCCATTATTGTAAAGTCGGCAGCTTCTGGTGAATCTTCTTGTATCAATACGACATTAGCTGCTATATCGTCTGCTGTTGCATCAGGATTTTTTTCTTTGTAATCATTTATTCTTTTTTGATTTTCTCTCTCTACATAAGAAGATTTATAACTATTAAATAATTCCTCTGATGAAATGATAGCTTCATATTCTTTAGGCACACCTATTTCTTTTAATAATACATTTTGATTTATTTTAATTTTTTGTCTGGCTGCTGTTTTTTCCTCTGCAGTTGCATCAGGTTTTTCTAAAATTTTTCTTGCATCAAAAATATTTGTTTGTGCATTTTTTATTAACTCTGCCTCTACCTCTGGAGTTTTTCTATCATCATCAGATTTTAATCTTTTAGCTGTAAGGTCATATTCAGATGCTAGTGCTGTACCAAATAAATCTTCTGCTAAATCTCCTTTTTGTTCTCTTTCAGCTAGTTTAGCTGCTTGAAAAGTTTGAAAAGGTTCTTTTGCAGCTACAGCTGCTGTTTGAAATATATTACCTTGTGGTGATGTTGATAATAAATTTAAACCAAATTGTGTTAAGAATGCTGGTAGTCCTCCAGGTGAAAAACTATCTTTCTCTCCTCTAAATTTGTCTATGTCAGTCATGAATCGCTCTGTAGTTTTAAGAGCTCTATCGTATTCGTCTGTTCCGTCTTTATAACCTTTTCTGTCTAAACCAGTTGTAATCCCTGTTCCTGCAGAGCCACCTATTCTAAACATTGGTCTTCTTAATACTCTATTCATTATTATAATATTTTCATACCTGCCGAAGCTATTCTTCCAAAGTCTGTGTCACCAGGTTTGTTAAATCCTCCATAGATACCAGCAAGTGTTGTACCAATACCTAACGCTGTCTGTAATGGCGTTGGGTTAGGTATGTTTGTTGTCTGTGTTTGACCAGGATAACCACCCATAATTCCTGTTACTTGTGCAGCAAACCTATCTAATTGTTCTTGTGGTTGGAATGCCGCCATTCTTGCAGCTTCCCTGTTTGCGTCAGCCACTGCTTGTGCTTGCGCTTGGTTCAGTGCGCCCAGCTGACCTAAACGTGCAATGTTGCTTCCTAATACGCCTTCTCTTTGTCCACCTAGTCCTGCTTGGAAGGCTCCTAATCCTTGTTGTTGTGATGCTAACGCTCCTCTGTTAGCGATGTCTTGTTGTCTAGCTGCTGCTGCCTGACCAAATCCTTGTTGCAAGAGACCGGCCTGTAATAAAGCTCGTTCTCTCGCAGCCCCTGTGCCAAA